AACAAGTCCTGCGGATAAACTGCCACGCCCGCGAGGTAGCGGTTCGGCAGCCCTTCGATGGCTCGTTCGGCATCCAATACGCATCCCATCAACGGGCGTGGACACTTGCGATACGCCTCGCCCAGGTCGTTGAGCCAGCTCGCCCGCAGCGGCACCGCGTCGCTCTCCAGCCATAGCCACGGCAGCTTGTAGCCCGACTCCACCTGCCGCGCCACGGCACGGAACATGAGGTTGGTCGCGAGCGGCCAGCCCACCGCGCCGGTCTGCACCACCATGCCCTTAACGCTGTGGAAGTCGCCGCGCACCAGCGCGAGCAACTCCTTCACGCGCTCCGTCGGCACGCCCGCGTCTGCCGCGATGAGCAGCGAGTGCTCGTCCACGTTTCCAAGCTCCTTCACCCAGCGCAGCAGCGTCTCGGCGCGGTCAACGTCGCCAGCGTGGCAGGGTAGCGTTACGAGTATGGGTGTGGTCATAGGGGCAGTACTTGTTGGCCGAGGCGTTGCCACTCGGCGATGGTTTTGTTTTGCTTCGTGTTGTTGCAAGTCGGGCAGGTGGCGCACAGGTTTTCAACGGCGTGCAGGCCACCTCTGGCAAGCGGGACGATGTGGTCGAAGTGGCAACCCTTTGTCGGCGTCAGCTTCTCGCAATAGTAGCAGCGAATCTCCTTCTTCGCCTTCACTTGCCGTATGAACTCCTTGATGCCCGCCAAGTTGATGGACGCGCCTTTCTTTAGAGCGCGGCGGCGGTGCCACTTGAGCCGGTTTTCCTCGGTCGTTCGCGCTGCGTTGTACTTGCGGAAGTAGGCGAGTCGGGCTTCCCGCGTCTTTTCGTTGATTGCCTTGACGCGAGCTTTGAACGCCGGTGTGTCTTTCACGCGTTGGTAGTAGGCCGTGTTCCTTTCCGGGTGCGCCTTCGAGTAGGCTTTGAAGTAGGCCAACCGCTTCACGCGAGCGGCTTGTGATGCCGGGCCAGCTTTGCCCAAGCGAAACAGCCGACGCTGCTCCTTAGTCCTTTCCAAGTAGGCCCTGAGCGTTTCGGGATGCTTCAGCGTGGAGCGCTTCACGGCTAGGCGGCGTCGCTCGCGGTACTCTTTGAGGGCTTCGGGATCAGTGGCCATTGGAGGTAGCGTTGAGTTCGGTTTTTAGCCAGCACCACTCAGGCAGCGCATTCAGCACTTCCTGCGATGTGCGTTCCGCGAGTATGTCGCGCTTGAGCCATATTTTCAAAGGAATTACGCAGTCACACTCGCTGCAAACGCCGAGCTTGTCCTCGTTCTCGACGCGGAGCTTGCGCTCCTCTTTGACGTGCATTTGTTCGGCGACGGCACGGACGATGTCACTGGTGAGCTTGAGCCAGCGATGCCCAAGTTTGTTGCGGTCGCAGTCGAGGCAGACGTTCGCGCGAGCCTGCGCAATGGGGATGGCAACAGCTTCTGCGCCCGTGCCCAACCATTCAACCAGCGTTCTAACGCCGCCCGCAAGATTTGCACTTTTTGACCGCTGTGAGAGCGCTGCTCGTGGGCTTTTTTTTTCCGCGATGCACCACGCCGGGTCGTCGTGCAGCCGCACACAGGTCTGCTCCTCAATCTCGTGGACGACTTCCTTGGCCGTCGCGTTCGGCAACCCATTGCCCGCGCGGAAGTCCGCGATCTGCGTCGCGAGTTCCCACAGCAGGCCCATGCTGGCCCACTTCTTGGTCGAGCCATCGGGGAGCGTCTGCTGCAACCGCCAACCGCCCGGCGGCACAGTGGTAAGAGAGCGCAAAGGCATCGCTGCCTTATCGCCCCGTAGCGGCGGCGGGTCAAGCAGCGGTTTTCAGGCGCATCGACGCGATGAGCTTGCGGTGGCGCTCGTTCAGCTCCGCGAGCCAGCTCTTGCCGCTTGCCTCAGTGAACTTGTCCGCGCCCAGCTTCTGTATCTGCAAGCCGCGTTGCCGTGCCCCCTCGACGCAGATGCAAAGCCAGTCCGCCTCGTCCGGCGAGCGACCGATACGCTGCTTGGTCTTGTCCTTCGGCTCAACGTCGCGCTTGCTGCCCGCCACGAATCCCCACTCGCGGTAGTAGAACTCACGCGCAACGCTCTCGGGCAGCTCCCGCAACTGCTCACTTTCCACGAGCCACCGGACGGCGAACCAGAACTCCGTGACGCGCTTTCCATACTCCTCGTCCGCACGCTTCAGCCTGCGCTGGTGCGTGTGCTGGTCGATGATGTAGAGGTCGAGGCGCACCGGGCGCTGGCTTGGCCTGCCGCCGAACTCCAGCGGCACGGGAATCACGCTGCCGAACACCCGTGCGAACGCCGCCCCCAGCGTCCCGCGCCCAGTCGAGTCGTAGAAGATGTTCTCCACGGGAATGCCCTCGCGTAGGCACACCTCCTGCACATGCTCCGCAATCTCGTCCTCTGGCTCTTTGCCGCGCTTGAAGCCCACCTTGATGACGTGCGGCGCTTCGACTCGAACAATTTGCTTGTCGTCCGGGTCAAGCCCGAACTCGACCCACCCACCCACGCATCGGTCCCCACCATACGCTGCGTCAATTCCGAACACCTTCGTCCGCTGGACGCCTTTCCACGTCGCCTTCGAGAACGCCTTGTGGATCGTGCATAGCTGCTTCGTAAGGACGCGCTGCGAGTCCTCGCCCGGTCGCATCACGCCGAGGCACATCGCGGCGTACTCCTCGCTGTGCGGCCCATAGAACTGGAGCGTGCTGTCGATGCGCTCCTGGTCGATGAGGAACGGGTAGCGCTTGCCGTCCGCGTTGAAGTTGGGCGAGTCCGTGCCCACGAAGTTGATGCACCGCCCCTTCGGATACTTCGTGTCCCACACCGTAGTCGTCGTGATGTCCTTGACGCTCGCCCAACCGTCCACCGGCTCGCACGACTGTCCCAGCGGCGTGTGCTCGCCGTTCACCGGGTTGCCCACTGGCATGAAGAAGAAGCGCGGGTTCTTGTCGAGGTTCGCCGTCGCCCTCAAATAGCTGATGTCGCACAGGCTCGCCTCGTCCGCGATCAGGAACACGTTCTTCTGCTTGATGCCCACGAACGGCCCGACGCCGACCCACTGCGTCCCTTTGTAGCACGCGATGCCAATGATGCCCTGGCGCAGGTCGCGCACGTCCGACTCGCTCTCGCGCTCCGTCGTGATGCACCGCTTGTAGTCCAGCACCACGCCGGGCAAATCGTCCCACCGTTGCCGCGCCTCGTTGTGCAGCTTCTTGATCTCGCCGAAGATGCCCAGGTCCAGCTTCTGCACCGTCGTCGTCGTGATGAGCACCGCCGTCTCCTCCGGCCACACGTAGTAGTGCATCAGCGCGAACTTCGCCACCGAGTAGGTCTTGCCGCAGCTCGCCGGCCCGAGGAACCCCAGCATCCCGCGCCCGCGCACCTCCACAAGGTCGCAGAACTCGCGCAACGCAAGCTCCGTCCACTTGTGCGTGTCGTGGTCGGGCCACAGCAACCGCTCCAACGCACCGTAGTGCCGCAGCAGGTTGCGCCCTTGCTTGATGCACCATTGCTCGATGCCCAGCGCGCTCGTGCCCGCTTTCCACTGGTGCCCGTACCGCTCAAATGTCTGCATCGCCATTGACGGGACGCTAACGCGGGCGCATAAGGTAGGCAACGCCCAACACGGGCAGAAAGGCCACTATGAGCTTTGGACTGACTGACTGCTGCCACAGCTGCGACACGCCGGAGACCGTCAACGTTCCGGGTTTGGAAGGTCCGGCCGGCACCGACGGCACCGACGGCACAAACGGCGTCAGCGCCTTTACGCTGACCACGGACGACTTCATCATCCCGCCTGCGGACGGCGCGACCCCCGTGACGGTGGAGGTCGAGAACAGCTCGTGGATAGCGGTCGGTGAGCCGTTGTTTATGCCCGACGGCTTGTTCTTCCTCGTGGACGCGATTATCGACGCAACCCACATAAGCGTCGTTTACCCGGCGTGGGAGGCGAACGTCAATGCGGGCAACACAATCACGGCGGGCACAATCGTGACGCCCTCCGGGTGGCAGCCTGCGGCCACGGCGCTGCCCACAACCGACCCGGTGACGAAGTACGGCTCCGGCACCGCCCACACCATCACTGGCGCGTCCTTCGCCGCCGTCGTGTTCGGAACAAGCGGCACGCAGGAAGTGACGCTGACGACCGCCGGGACGTGGCTCTTGCAGGCGCGTGCTCGCGTCGATTACAACGGCGCGACCTTTGCCGCCGTTCGCACCGCTTCTTTCAAGCTCCGGCGCACGAACAACACCGCAGGCGACGTGACCAATGCCGCGACCGCGTTCAAGACGGAGATCATCACCACGCTCACCTACACCGCGCTCGACGTGGTCTTCCCGCCTGTCACCTACGCTACGGCGAACGTGGACGACATCCTCCAGATGCAGGTCGCCATCGACACCGACCCCACGGCGGGCTCGCTCCAGATCGTCGAGGCGGAGATCGTCGCGACGTATTTGCACGCCTAACGCCTGTGGCCGACAAGCCCACATGGGTCTTCGACTCAGTCGCCGCCTTCCCGGACGGAATGAACAGCGGCGTGCTGCCCAGCGTCCTGCCCCGCACCCAGCTCGCCTACGCCACCAACGCCACTGTCCGTGGCGGTTACGCCGAACCCCGCCCCGTTGTCCGGCGCATCGCGCTCAACTACGGCGGCGACGGCGTCCTGCAAGAGCGCGTCACGGACGGTCGTTTCCAAGGCGCGGGCTTCTATCGCTCCGATTCCGGCGTCGGCTCGCTCGTCGCGTCCATCGGCGGGCG